GTGGTGCAGTACGTGGTGCTATCCTTGGTCACAAAGACACCATGGTAATGGCTGAGCAGCAGGGCGTTCGCTCTCAGACTCAGTACAAGCAGGAGTTCTTGGGTACTCTGTACACTGCTGACCGTCTCTACGGCGTTCAAGTACTACGTCCTGAGACTGGCTTCGTATTAGCTGTCAACGGCTAATCTCTCTCGCGCCCCTACGGGGGCGTTTCCTTTTTAACTAAAGCTTTTTAGGCTAAGAACTTTTAGTTAAGAAGCTCTCTTCTTAGTAATTCAAACAATTTCGAGGTGGTCTAAATATGGCATCCACAATTAAACTTAAGAATGGGTCTGGTGCTCCTCTTGCAGGGGACTTAGTTCAAGGCGAGCCAGCGTTAGACCTTACCAACAAACGTTTGTACACTGAAGACTCGCTAGGTAATGTTATCGAAGTTGGTATCAATCCATCTTCACTAACCATCGGCGGTACAGCACTAACTGCTACAGCAGCTGAGTTGAACACTTTAGACGGTATCACTGCTACGACTGCTGAGTTGAATACGCTTGATGGCATAACCGCTACAGTTACTGAGTTGAACTACACAGACGGTGTTACCTCTAACATTCAGACTCAATTGAACACTAAAGCGCCTATCGCGTCTCCTACGTTCACTGGCACTGTTACTGCACCCGCTGTTAATGTTAACGGCACAGTGACTGCTGATGGTTTGACTGTTGATGGTGACCAAAGAACTAATGGAGATATTACCATTAACTATAGTGGTCTAACCATTAATGCAGGTGGTGGTATTTTTGCAGGACAAACACCGTCTATTGATATTCGTTCTGACGCCAGTTCTGGCACACCTTACGCAGAATTAATGACCATTCGCGGAGCAACAGCTACTGCTGATTTAATTTCTAGAACTGTTGGCCTATCTCTTAAAACTTCCAGTGAAATCAACACAAACGAAACAGGTAAGGGATACGATATTTATGCCAATACGCAATTAACGTATGGTAATGATCCAGACTTTTATATTGATCGTTCTAACGGCGCTCATCGTTTAAAAATTAGTGCAAACGGCGACATCAGCTTCTACGAAGACACGGGCACAACGGCCAAGTTCTTCTGGGACGCGTCTACGGAGCGTTTAGGTTTGGGAACTACGATTCCTGACGCTCTTTTTCACGCTAAAGGTTCTACACAGGGTGGTGCCGAAGCTATTATTGAAACAGAGAACGGCGGCGGTTCTTTCGGACCTGCATTACACCTAAAGCGAACGTCAGCATCTCCTGCGGATAACGACTTATTAGGTGCTTTACGTTTTACAGGTTCTAATAGTGCACTAGCTGAACGTGAATTTGCTCGCATTAATGTTTTAGCTAATGACGTTACTAACGGCTCTGAAGATGGTTCTTTGTTATTTTCTACAACATCTGGTGGCTCTTTATCAGAACGCATGCGCATAGACAACGCAGGCAATGTTGGTATTGGTACTGCGAGTCCTGCTTTTACCTTAGATGTTAACGGAACTTTTGCTACTTCTGGTGGTGTATTTTTACACGATGCCACAAGCTCTGCCTCAAACGCTGTTGAAGTAGGTCGCGGTAGATCAGTGGATGGAGCTGTTTATTTAGACTTTACAGCGGCCGCAGGTTCATCTGACTTTGACTTTAGAATGATTAGAGGAAGTGGAGCCAACGGCGACGCGGAATTTAGAAACAAAGGCACTGGGTCGATTTTATTTAAGATTAATGGCTTTACAGAAGCCGCACGCATAGACTCATCAGGCAACTTGTTGGTGGGGACTACTGCTTCGACTTTGAATTTAGCAATAAGCTCAGGCGCGCACTTAGGCGTAGCTGTTGATGCGGTTAATGATATTGTCATAGCTACTAGAGCATCAGGACACGGCCTAATTGTAAACCGTACTGGTACTGATGGAGACATTGCGCAATTCCGCAAAGACGGCTCAACCGTGGGGAGTATTGGTACAAATAGCTCTAGGATTTATATAGGGACTGGAGATACTGGTTTAGGCATGTCCCCTACGACCGATAGTGTTTTTCCTATTGATGCAACAACTGGTAACACTAGAGATGCGGCTATTAACTTAGGGGTGTCTAATGTACGCTTCAAAGACCTCTACCTCTCAGGCGGTGTAGTTTTTGGTACTGGTGGTGCGGCTAAGACCTTGGATGATTATGAGACTGGGACTTGGACGCCTACATTAACTGGTGCTACAAGCGGCTCTATTACAGGTTTTACTGTTACTAAGGCGCGCTACGTTAAAACAGGCGATACAGTTTTTGCAACGGCTTACTTGTCAAACATTAATGTGTCAACGTCTACAATTGTGGGTGGTTTTTTGTTTGGCGGTTTACCGTTTGCATCAGAAGCATTCATGTCAAGTTTTGATGTTAAGTATACTAACTTATTTCTTTTGGATGAAGTAGATACATCTATATCTGGTTATGTTTCTGGAATACAATCGTTTTTAACAAAAGGCTCGGCTTTAACATCTGTAAGCGATTCAGATTTAAATACAGCTATTACCGCTGGTACTCTAATGGTTTCAGTAGTTTACGAAGCCGCTTAATTATCTAGTGTGGATTCACTAGACGGACTTTAACTTAGGAGATTTACAATGGCTTTAACAGAAACTACATTGATCGACAAAATCGAAGCACTACCTGAAGTACCTTGCGTACAGATTCGTGAGGCTACTCGCGTTGAACGTGATGGTGAAGTGATTGCTTCAAGCTATCATCGTAGAGTGATTTCACAAGGCGATGACTACTCAAGCGAGCCTGCTAACGTACAAGCTATCTGCAACGCAGTATTTGGAGCATAACGATGATTGAGATTAAAAACCTAGAGCGTAACGTAGCAGACGGCGGTGTAACTGTAATCCACTACGGAATCACTGTTGTTGATGGCGAGTATAGCGCTAGCTCTTATGGCACTGTATCGGTAACACCTGATCCAAGTGATGCAGGCTTTGTGCCTTTTGACTCACTAACCTCTGATGTTGTCGAAGGCTGGGTTGCTGATGCATTGGATGTTGCGGAGATTGAAGCGTCTTTATCTGCAAATATTGCGGAGCAGAAAGCACCAAAGACTGAATCTGGCTTGCCTTGGTAGAAGGATAATGTGGTATGACTGCGGATACTCAAGAGGCTCGTCTACAGCGCATAGAAAATAAACTAGATAAACTGTCAGAAGCCTTCACCATCCTTGCTAGGGTGGAAGAGAAGCTGATGGCATCTAACGGAAGGATTGATCGTCTTGAGTTCCGCGCTGATGAACAAGAGCGTGACGTAGACAAGATTAAGGGTATCGTAGGATACAACCAACAAACTGTCAGAGTTGTAGAGCGTTTTGCTTGGATACTCATTACGGGGCTTGTTGGTACTGTCATGTACTACTTAAGGTAAACAACATGTGGCAAGCTCTTATACAACCTATAGCGTCTCTAGTCGGTGGCTACCTCAAGAACAAAGCTGAGGAGAAGCAGGCTGTACATGAGCGTAAGCTAGAGGTTATTAAGCACGAAGCTAACTGGGACAACATCCAAGCAACCAATGCAGGTACTTCGTGGAAGGACGAGTGGTTTACGATCCTGTTCTCTGTGCCCTTAGTCATGGCTTTTGTTCCAGAAGCTGTGCCCATTGTCAGTGAAGGCTTTGATGTCTTGGAAGGAATGCCTGACTGGTACAAAGCATTCTTAGGTGCTGCTGTTGCAGCTTCTTTTGGTATTAGAACGTTATCTAAGTGGGGTGGTAAGTAATGTCTACGGTAGGCTTATTCGACCAATACCTTGCTACCCCTACGACTACTGAAGAGCAAGTGCTTGTCACTCCTGAGCTACTACAACAAATGGCAATAGGTTTAGTTCCTGCTAACATGGCGTATGACTTTAACGGTGATGGTCGTATAACTACAGCAGACGCTAGGGCGCTTACATTAGACCCTACGTTAGCTGATCCGTTTAATACTCCACAGCCTACTACAGACACCTTTGATATAAGCCAGATAGACTTAGACTCTCTTGACTTAGACGCTCTTGCTGAGTCCTTAGCCGACTTAAACTTAGACAACATTGACATACCAACATACGAAGATCTTAACGCTGCTCTTACAGGCGGCTCACCAACGCCTTCAAGCTTAGAAGGTTATGTCAGTGCTTTTAACAGTCAAGTTAATTTGTTGTCTAGTGCTGGTACGTTAGAAAATGTAGACATTGATGACAGACCGTATTGGTATAACTCTACAGTCTCTGGCATCTTAGGCGACAACAAACTAGACCCTGCGTTACTAGATGACTTTAAAGCGTCTGCTGGTATTCCTGATTCATTTGCTGTGTACGACAGCGGTGCAGGGATTACAGACCAGTCAGCACAGACTGTGTACGGTTTGTTGTCATCTACAGACGATCCAATGCAAGCAATTTCTGAATACTACGGTATTGATTTGTCGCGTGCTGAAAACCCTGATGCTGTCTATAACAACGCTAACAAGTATGGTTCTGACGCTGACAAAATGGCTGAGTTTCAGTCAATCATTGAGCCAGTGCTTCAGAAGGTTATTCCGTACTTACAAGTTACCCAAGGGTTGCGATATGATGACGCATTAGAGTATGCGTACAAGAACGACCCAATGATTGCGGCTATCTACAATCAATATGGGGTTGACTTATTTAGACAGACACCAGACGGCTCTACATACTTCTTTGACCCTATCTCAGGCACAGAATCACGTACAGTTGAAGTTAAAGATAGCTCGTTTAGAGATGTTGGTCTTGTTGTAGCAATGGCGGGTTTTGCTCCTGTTATTGGAACAGCTGTGTCAGGCGCTTTAGGGGCTATGGGTGTTCCTACAGCTATTACAAATGCAGTTTCTCAAGCAGCCGCTACCGCTTTTAGAACAGGTGGTGATGTTGAGGCAGCATTGACTAGTGCTTTTACAGGTATAGATACTACTGCTACAGACTTAGCTACTTATGAGTCTTATCTACCTTCTATACGAACAGTAGTGCAAGACGTATATGATGCTGCTAATCAAATAGACCCAACAACGATAACACCAGACACTACCATCAATATTGATCTTAGTCAAACCGATCCTATTACTATTGATGAAGACACAGGAGATGTTACTATAGGGCTTCCTGAGCCTACTCCTGAGACGCCCGTAGAGACGCCTACAGAGACTACAGGAGGCGGTGGTGGCGGTGCTACAGAAACGCCCTCAGAAGCTGTTACAGAGCCTCCTACGGCTACTCCTGAGCCTACTCCTGAGCCTCCAGCGCCTGTAGAGCCTACTCCACCAACACCAACCACACCTGCTGAAACAGATACAGGCGTGTTCAATCCTGAGCTGCCTTGGATCTATCAAGGTGACGGTGTGTTTGTTCATGGTGAGACAGGTGAAACTGTAACTGAAGACGTAACAGACTATGATCCTTATGTTGTTGGTGAAGGGTATGGTCGCGGCACTGATCAGATGCCAACAACCCCTGAAACAGGTCTTAATGACACTACAGAGGAAACAGGCACAGGCGATATCTTTGGTGACATAGGTACTATCTTTGGAGACACAACGACAGAAGACACAACTGTTGATACTCCAGCTACTACAGAGCCTCCAGCTACTACAGAGCCTCCTCCAACTACTACAGAGCCTTCTGTAGATACTACAGAGCCTCCTCCAACTACTACAGAGCCTTCTGTAGATACTACAGAGCCTCCTCCAACTACTACAGAGCCTTCTGTAGATACTACAGAGCCTTCTGTAGACACAGGTGTAGATACTACAACTACAGGCGGTACAGGTGGTGGTGATGGTACAGGAGATGGCACAGGAGACGGTACAGGCACTGGAGATGGCTCTGGGGATGGTACAGGTGATGGTGGTGGTCTAGGCTCTGGTTTGCTCATGGGCGCTAGTGGTGGTGGTACTTTTACTCCAACACCTTACATGGGTTCTATTTCGTTTGCTCCTCAGTTGTTAACACCCATCATGCCTAAACAATCCAGAGACTACTTAGCTGAATTAATAGCGAGATTACGATAATGACATATCTACAATTAGTAAACAAGGTATTAACAAGGCTACGAGAAGACACTGTTGATACTGTAGCACAGAACACATACTCTACTTTGATTGGTGAGTTTGTTAATGATGCTAAGCGTATGGTAGAGGATGCATGGGACTGGTCAGCACTACGTCAAACTAAAACTGTGTCAGCTACCAGTGGAGATAATACTTATAGCTTAACAGGGACTGGGGCAAAGACTGAGGTTTTGTACGCCTCTAACAACACATCAAACTACTTCATGGAATACAAACCTAAGTCATGGTTTGAAGAGAAGCTTTACTTTGGTGATGTCTTGACAGGTTCTCCTCGGTACTACACTTTTGATGGTCTTGACAGTAACGGAGACATTCAAGTCCTTGTGTACCCTACACCAGACGCTACGTACTCTTTACGGTTTTCTACAGTCGTTAGAGGTATTGAGTTAGAAGATAACACAGACTCTACTTACCTTCCTTCAATGCCTATCATTATGTTTGCTACAGCTCTAGCCATTGCTGAGCGAGGTGAGGCAGGAGGACAGAGTGCTTCAGAGTTTCTAATCCTAGCAGATAAAACACTGTCAGACGCTATTGCTTTAGACTCAGCTAGACAGCCTGAAGAACTAATCTACAGAGCGGTATAAGTATGCCTCAGCGTTTACAGAACATATCAATTGCTGCACCAGCTTTCAAGGGACTTAACACTCAGGACTCTCCTCTGACTTCTGATCCTTCCTTTGCTGCTGTTGCGGACAATTGTGTTATTGATCAGTATGGTCGTATTGGAGCACGTAAGGGCTTTGACGTACTTACTACTGACAACACTCCTTTAGGCTCAGCAGAGATTGTGTCTATGGGATACTTTGAGGACAATGACGGCAACGAGGAAATCTTCTGTGCCGCTAACAACAAGATCTTCAAAGGAACTACTACACTGACTGATGTGTCTCCAGCGTCATACACCATCACTGGTAACGACTGGAAGATGGTTAACTTTAACAACAAGATGTACTTCTTCCAAGGTGGTCATGAACCTTTAGTGTACGACCCTACTAATGGGTTGGTAAAGATGACTGCACATCCTGACTCTGTAGGGACTCCTGTGAATGCCAACGAAGGCTTAGGTGCTTTTGGTAGACTTTGGACTTGTGGTTGTGGCCTTAACCTACAGATGGTGTTCTGGTCAGATCTACTGATTGGTACAGCATGGTCAGGAGGTACTTCAGGTTCTATCAACGTAGCTAAAGTATGGCCTGATGGTTACGATGAAGTAGTAGCTCTAGCAGCCCACAATGGACTTTTGATAATCTTTGGTAGACATTCTATCATTGTCTATGAAGGTGCTGAGTCTCCAGCTACTATGGTTCTTAAGGATACTATAGCAGGGATAGGCTGTATTGAACGAGACAGTGTTCAGCAGACGGGTAATGATCTAATCTTTTTATCGCATGTTGGACTACAGAGCTTTGGTAGGTTGATTCAAGAGAAGTCAATGCCAATGCGTGACATGAGCAAGAACATCCGTAATGACTTCATGTCATTGGTGATTGGTAACACAGCAGGTGTCAAGTCTGTTTACTCACCAGAAAATGCTTTCTACTTAATCACATTACCTACTGAGGACATTACATTCTGCTTTGATATGCGAGGTGCTTTAGAGGATGGTAGTCACAGAGTAACACGCTGGACAGCATCTCCTTATAACTGCTTTGCACGTAAGTCTGATGGCACTCTGTTGGGTGGTAATGCTGATGGTATTGGAGAATACACAGGATACCTAGACAACTCCAGCACGTACCAGTTGCGCTACTACAGTAACCCATTAACCTTTGGTGACTCTTCAAGAATCAAGATGCTCAAGAAGATTGTCCCTACAGTTATTGCAGGTAGTAACACACTAGTGAAAGTCAAGTGGGGTTATGATTTCTCACAGTCATTCTCTAGTGGCTTTGTGCAGTTGCCTGCAATTACTCCAGCAGAATACAACATTGGTGAATACAACATCGCTGAATACTCAGCAACAAACGAAGAGATTTTAAAGAAGTCAATCAACACTACTGGTAATGGTTCTGTTATCACTGTAGGTGTTGAAGTTGACGTAGATGGTCAACCTTTTTCACTTCAGGAATTTAACATACAAGCATTACTCGGGAGAATGATCTAATGTCTAACTATACTAAACTAGTAAACTTTGCAGCCAAAGACTCGTTGCCTAGCGGTGACGCTAACAAGATTGTTAAGGGTACAGAGATCAACACTGAATTCGCTAACATTCAGACAGCGGTCAACAGCAAGAGCGATATAGCTTCGCCTACCTTTACAGGGACTGTGACAGCGCCTACTGTTGTTGTTACGGGTACACTAACTGCTGGAACTATTGATGGTGGTACTTACTAATGGACTGGGAAAAAATCTTTGGTGATTTATCTGTAGGAGGATTGCTAAGTAGCGTCTTAGGTGGTGCTGGTTATCTTAGTCAAATTCAAAACCTACAGGACATTGGAAGACAAGCTCAGGCAGGTGCTCAACAGATTGGCCAGACTGCTGCTGAAGGTACACGTTTTGTTCCCTTTACGGTAACAGGTACTACAGGTGCTGGTATTGCTACTACGCCTGAGGGCGGCACTACAATGACACTGAGCCCTGAAGAGCAAGCTTTACAGCAACAGCTCTTTGGTGGTGCAGGTCAATTCATTGGTCAAGCTCGACAGCCTATTGCACAGACTGAGCAGGACATCTTCAACCGTATGTTGCAGGTTGCAGCTCCTGAGCGTGAACGTCAGCAACTTGCTCTTGAGGAACGCTTAGCAGCACAAGGTCGCTTAGGAACGTCCTCAGCAGCCTATGGTGGCGCTACACCAGAACAGATGGCGCTGGCAAATGCACAGCAACAACAGCTTAATCAGTTAGGCTTACAGGCTAGACAGCAGGCTCTATCAGAACAACAGCAGGCTGCTTCGCTTGGTCAAGGTATGCTAGGTTCTGCTTATATGCCACAGTCTAATCTGTTGAATGTGTTGCAAAGTGGATTAGGTGTTGCTGGGTTGTCTGATGTTGGACGTAGACAAGCTGCTCAGATTCAAGCAGAGGCTGGTATGGGCGGTCTTGATGCTCTACTACAGGCTAACTTAGGTGCTGGTAACTTAACAGGTCAAGGCTTAGCAGCTCTTGCTAGCACCCTCGGTGGTGCAACTAGCGGTTTATTTGGTAATACAATAGGTAGTTTATTCGGCGGTGATGGCGGTACTTCAGAGCTTGATGCTCTAATTGAGTGGGCTGCTAAATACGGAGGCTAACATGGCATTAAGATTTTCAGGTGGTCTCCTAACAGGACTACAACAATACGGTCAAGGCGCTCCTGTACCTTCTGATCCTCGTATGCAAAATAGACTACAAGCAGCTGGTGTTACTAACCCACTCTTGCAGGCTTTTGGTCAAGGCTTAGGGGGTATGTTAGGGACTGAAATGCGTAGCCCTATGCAGATTGCTCAGGAACAAAAAGTCTTAGAAGAACAAAAAGCTAAAGAAGCTGAAGCAGCTACTCAAGGTTTGTTAATGTCTCAGCTAGAGGCTTCTACTGCATTGTCTCCTGCACAGAAAGAAACATATAAAGCTATGATCAACAGTGGGGATATTAATCCTCAACAGGTACTTTCTGCTATCTCTACAGCAGAGAAAGCTAAACAAACAGAAGAACAAACTTCAGCGGTAAAAACAACATTGGTTGGTCAAGGCTTTACAGAAGAGGAATTAAACCAGCTTACCCCTGCTCAGTTACAGTCTTATCTTAAATCTAGTATAGACCAGAAAAGGCTTAATGCTAATACGGTAGAGGGAGCTACTGCTTATTTGTCTACGTTAGACCTTTCTCCTGAGTACCAACAAGAAGCACAAGAGGCTATCTCTGGTGACGCTTGGCCTAAAATGACAGAAGCTCAACGTACTAAGTACTTCAATACTTTAACTGATCAAAACAAACGAGATAGAGCTGTTAGTAATTTCTCACGTATGGCAGAGTCTATGCCAGAAGGAGAAAGCAAAACAGAGCTATTAGCTTCTATTGAAGACTTAAAAGCTGGTTTTGTAACGCCTGAAGCTGTATCTAAAGTAGCTAGAGCTAAGAAAGACCCAGCAATAACAGAGACTAATACTGTTGTGTCTATTGGAGACGGTAAGGTAGCTAAGGTTATTAACAAAAAAGTAGGTAACGATACTGTTAAAGTTTATCTAGACAGTGAAGGTAACGAGAAGCCAGTAACAGCAGAGATGTTAAAGACCAAAAAAGAAATAACTAAACAGGGTTGGCCTTCAGCAGCATCTACTAAGTTTGTAGAAGAACTTGCTGCAAACTCGTCTGCTATTTCTGATTACATTACAGGAGATACAAACTCAAGTTGGTGGGATTTTAGAACTACTGATGTTGAAGAAGAAGATATGTTTAACAGACGTATTGACTTAGCAACAAAGGTTGAAGAGTTAAAACAAAAAGGCTTAACGCCACCAGAGGTTAAGCAAGAGATGCTGAAGTACATCAACAAAGATAATGGAGAAGCTTCTTCTATTCGCGCAGCCGCGGACGATATCGTAGCAGGGGTTAAGTAATATGGCAACAGCTGACCAGTATGCTCAGTGGATTGTAGCTAATAAAGATAAGAAGGGTACTCCAGAGTTTGATACCGTAGCTAAAGCATATGAATTAGCTAAACAAGAAGAAGCTGGACAGCCTGTTGAAGCTGTTGAGCCTTCTATGTTTGATCGTTTTAACTATGCGCGAAAGTCTGCTACAGATCTTGTTGAGAATCTTCAGACTACTTTGAACGTAGGTCTAGGAGGCGCTGAAGTAAATCCAGCTGATGAGATGGACTGGATTACTCCTGACGAGTATCTTGAGGAGGGTATTGACTACACTCTGAAAGAAAAGATGCAACGCTTCTCAGCGTACCGACAGTCTCTACTCGATGCTGAGTACTCTGATGTTGTTGAGTATCACAACCTTAAACAACAGCAAGCTGAACAGCAGAGCGAAGAAACTAAATCAGCTCTTGACAAGTTTCTAGAGACTGATATAGCTGGCGCTATTGGTACTATGGCAGGCTCTGTTGCGCCTGAAGAACTAGCTATAGCGCCTTTGCGATTACCTTCTATTATTGCTGCTGGTGGTTTATTAGGGGGAGCTACAGAAGGAACTCGACAGCTTGCTACAGGTGAGGATGCTGACTTAGGTAGAATAGGAACAGCTACTGCTATCGGTGCTGTAGCTCCTGTAGCGTTCAAAGGTGCAGCTTCTGCTGTAGGCGGTGCTACAAGATTAACAAACAAAACAGCACAACAAGTAGCTAAACAATACGGTACTAATGTAAAGCCTAAGATAGAAGCCCTTACAAATAAAGTAGAGGCTAAAATTAAGAACAAGCCTGTTAGTGCTGTAGAGAACCGTAAAGCTAACGAGAAGATTGCTAAGATTGAAGACGACATGGCAGTCATCATGGCTAAAGAAGGTGTTGATGGCGCTGCCGCTTTAGACAAAGCTCTTAAGAAAAATGGTGTAGACGCAGAGGGTGTCATCACTCTACAGAACATAGGCACTAGAGGTATTGAAGTACCAACACCTGAGCAGGCTGCTATCAGGGCTAGAGGCGTAGAGAACGCTAGAGGTTCTATAGCTACAGCACGCGACCAAATTATACGTCCTGTTTCTTCTGCGATTAGAGAGAAGAGTGGTACTGTATATAATGCTGTGAAGAGAGCAGAGCTTCAGAAAACTAAACTAGCTGCTGATGCTTTTGATACCATAGGTACTATGGCTACTCGTGTTAAGGCTTTAAGTGTTGATGACGCTTCTGAGTTCTCTGCTGCTTTGTTTAATAGAAATATAGCAAGAGCAAAAGAGATAGCACAGAAAGTCAACAACGGTCTAGAAGAAAGCGTAGACAACATTAGAAATCTTTTAGATTCATTACACCTTAACCTAAAAGAAACTGGTTTAGATGTTAAGTATCTTGAGGATTACTTCCCTCGTTATGTTAAGGACTTAGCTGGACTACGTCAAGCTATAGGCAGTAAAGGTGCTAACGCTCTTGATAAACTTCTTGATGCTGAGGCTAAGAAGCTCAACCTAAAAAGTAGAGACCTCTTATCACAAGATGATGTTGCTACAGTAGTAGCTAAGTACATGCGCGGTACAATACCAGAGCAGAGTGCTCGCCTGAAGTCTGCACGCGTTATTGAATCTCAAGAGAAAGAGTTCTTTGCTAACTACTACGAAGATCCTATTGAGTCTCTAGCACGTTATACCACCAAAGCTTTGGATGAGATTGCTAAGCGCAGGTTCTTTGGTAATGAGTCTTATGCTTTAAAAGACGGTGTGTTTGATATAGAAGGTACGTTATCTAACTACGTTGCTAAGAATCTTTTAGACGAGAAGATGTCTACAAAAGAAGTAGCGGATCTCAAGCTACTGCTTAAGTATGTGTTTGATACTCCTCAGTCTGGTAGAGTTGCTGCCAGTCTTAAAGACGCTTCGTATCTCGCAACGCTGGGACAGTTGAGTTCTTCATTGATTCAGTTAGGTGACGTAGGTACTGTTGCGTTCCTTAATGGATTACGTCCTACCATTGAAGCAATGATTCAGAAGTTTACTGGTAAGTCTGCTTACAAAGTTTCTGACATTGGTTTGTACAACAAAATACAAGCTGACATTACTAAAGAAGGTTTAGGTAAGTGGCTAGACAAGACCTTCCAAGTTACAGGCTTTGCTAAACTCGACAGGTTTGGTAAAGAGGTAGCAATGAATGCTTCTATAAACAAGTGGTCTAAGAAGGTACAAACTCAGAAAGGTATACAAGAGTTTGAAGAGAAGTGGGGCGATGTCTTTGAGGCTCAGGAATTTAACAACCTTGTTAATGCGTTAAGGACTGGACAGCGTACTGCGGACACTGAATACTTAGCCTTCTTAGAGCTGTCTAGAATCCAGCCTGTTACCAAGAGTGAGATGCCTTTAAGATATCTAAAGCACCCTAATGGCAGGATTATGTACACGCTTAAGTCTTATGCTCTTAAGCAGCTTGACTTGATTAGAGAAGAGATCATAAAAGACTTTAAACAAGGCAAGATAGCGTCAGGTATTCAGAAGAGTATATGGCATGGCATGACAGTGGGTCTTGCTAACGCAACTGTACAGTCAGCTCGTGATGCTTTGTTAGGTAAAGACATTGATGAAGGTACGTTTGGTGATGAGTTTGCTAACGCATACACAACACTACTATTCATGAGTCGTTTTGACCGTGAGCGTTACTTAGCGCGGGGAGACCTTGCAGGGTTCTTTGCAAACCAAGTAGTTCCACCAATCTTTGACATCGCTGCTAAGGGTGGGTTGGCTGCTGGTTCAATGCTAACACCTTTTGATGTTAATGACCCTGAGGCTGAACAGAAAGCAATAGAGAAGTTCAACAAGACTGTTGTGTCTAAGATACCTGTCGGTGGTGAGCTGCTGTACAATCAGGTTCTTGGTGGATCTGAACAGTACAACGAAGACTTAGAGAAGAAAAGAAAGGCAGAACTCAAGAAGGTTTTAGGGTTTTAAAATAAAGGGGGCAATTAAGCCCCCTCTGTTTAGGTTAATATATTAACCCTACACTATCTCACAAGCTCCACCAACGCACGCTAGCTCTTGTGACCCTTCAGTAACATCCTCCTGTTCATTCAAGTCCCAGTTAATCTCTTCAGGCATTGCCTTGACTAGTTCGTTGTATTGCTCTTCCGTAATTGTTTCATATGGTGCTTGCTCATAGGTATGATTAGAGTAAGGCAAAAAGCTAACACCACTAACACTATCGAAGTTATTATATAACCAGTTA